AAACGTTGTTATTCGCAACGGAAGGTTGTTTGATAAGTATCACCGAACCGATGTGTTTACAGATGATAAGTACATTGATAGCGTAACACTATTTGAGTTCGCAGTTATCCCTTCTGTGTTCCGGCGCTACATCACTTACCGAGCTGCAGGGCGTGCAGCAACACAACTTATTGCAAACCCACAGCTTGTACAGCTACTTGGTTCCCAAGAGGCTCAAGCTCGTGCTGCGTGTATTGAATATGAATGTGAACAGGGTGACCATAACTTTATGGGCTGGCCTGATGGCACTTCGTATCAAGCTTATCAACCTTATCACGGACTCCGGCGTCACTAATGACAAGCATTACTCAGACCATCCCTAGCCTTACTGGCGGTATCTCACAACAGCCTGACGAATTGATGCTACCAGGTCAGGTAAAAAACCTTGTAAATGCACTCCCTGACATTACAGATGGTCTGGTAAAGCGTAACGGCAGTCGTCTTATCGACTCTCTATCTGGTGCTACCAGCACTGGAGCGTGGTTCAGCTACTACCGTGATGAATCAGAAGGTGCTTACATTGGGCAGGTGCAGACTGACGGCTCAGTCAATATGTGGAAAGTATCTGATCCCAGTGTAAGTATAAGTGTAACTAATAACGTTAGCAGTTACCTAGCTACTGCTGCTACTAATCTCAAGTTTCTTACTGTAAACGATTATACATTTGTCACTAACACTACTAAAACAGTGACAATGGATACTACGACTGCTACTGCTAAATTACATCCGTACTATGCATTTGTAGAACTGAGGCAGTTGCAACATGGTAGAGAATATAATCTAAACTTATTTAACTCTTCTTCTACTGAAACTGTTCTTTCAGGCTCTGGTAAAGGTAAAGCGACTCTTATTCAACTAGACGCTAGTTACACTATTGCCTATCCGACTATTTCTAGAGGTAACAGTCAAACAGGAATCAGTCCAAGCTTACCCGATCAAGGTACAGAAGTGTACATTGAAGATGAGACTGGTGGTGGTGCTACTGGTAAAAACCTTGCATTTAGAATCACTAACACAGGTCAGGTTCAAGTTCAACCAAATGCTGGTACCGAAATCAACGGTGATGATTATGTTGGAATCTATAACCCTACTATTGAGCTGCTAAATGGTGGATATGGTTGGGCTGTTAATGACACAGTTGATGTAACTCTTAAGGGTGTTACGTATCGAGTCAAGATCCTTGAAATACAAGAAATCAAACTAAAGCAAAACATCGGTGTATTTAGACCTAAACCTACTACCTTTAATGGTAACATGACGTTGTCGGCTGAGGACATCCTTAGTCAAGCAGCAGCATCTGATTTAGGTGTTACAGTTGAACGAGTTGGTAACGGTTTATACCTGTCTAGTTCTAGTGAATTTAGTGTAGGAACAAGTCAACCAGATTTATGGCGTATTTTAGGTGCCACTGTAAACGATACATCTTTACTGCCTTCTCAATGTAAACATGGTTATATTGCAACCGTATCTAACAGTCAGATAGCTAGTGAAGAAGACTACTATCTTAGGTTTGTTGGGGACAATGGCATCAGCGGTATTGGCAGTTGGGAAGAAGTAGCTGAGCCTGGTATTAAAATTAGAATTGACAACAGTAAGCTACCAGTAACTATACGTAGGTCTGGTGCTAATGCTTTTGTTGTTGATACATTTAAGCTACAAGCTGAAGATGGTACGTTCAGTATCAGTGCTTGGAGTGACCGTGCTGCTGGTGACGAAGATACTAACCCACTACCATCTTTTATAGGAAACAAGATTTCACAAACATTTTTCCATCGTAACCGTTTAGGTTTCTTAAGCAATGGTAATGTTATCTTAAGTTCTTCTGGTGATTTGGGTAGATTTTTTAACCAAACTGCTTTGCTGGTTAACCCTAACGATCCTATTGATATTGCAGCTAGTTCTACTGAACCTACAGTATTCATTGATAGTATAGAAACAAACACTGGTTTAGTTATTTTTGCTGAAACACAACAGTTTCTACTACACACTGATAGTGATAATTTATCACCAAACACAGGTAAACTATCAAACATCTCTACTTATCGATACAGTCCTGATGCGTCACCTATTTCATTAGGAACTACGATTGCATTCTTAGACAACGCTGGTGTTAAAGCCAGATTCTTTGAAATGTTTGATGTACGACGTGAAGGTGAACCACAGATTTTAGAACAAACAAAAAGTGTTCCTGCATTACTTCCAAACGACATTGATGTAATATCAAACAGCAGGGAAAACAATACTGTATTTTTTGTAAAAACAGGTGCTGCTGACATCTACGGATATAGATACTATAACACTGGAGATAGACGAGTACAATCTGCTTGGTTTAAATGGACTTTACCTCATAACATTGAATACTGTTTTGTTCTGGATGACTCTTTTTACGTAGTGTCTTCTGATTTTAAATTATTAGAACTTGTGCTACAAAACAAAGATACACTTAGAACTGTGTCTGGTGATGATTTCTACGGAACAAACAGTTCCTTTGATTATCGTATCCACCTTGACTCGTCTAGGTCTATCACTGCTGGTTCTTATGATGCTAGTACAGGTGAGACTACTGTTACGTGGTCAAATGCTGTAGGCACTGGTACGGCTGCTGTAGTCAATACAGCTACAGGAGCTGTGTATGTGCAAGCTTCTAAATCAGGTAGTACATATAAATTTAATGGTGACTTTAACGGACAAACAGTAGTCATTGGATTCTTGTTTGACATGTCAGTAGAACTTCCTAAATTGTTTGTCAAAAAGAAATCAAACGATATTGTTGTAGCAGACACTAGAGCTGCACTGACTATCCAACGTGTTAACTTTAGGTTTGGACCTGTTGGTCAGATCGACGTTGAGCTAAAACGTTTAGGCAAAGCTTCATTTACTAATACTTTTGATGCTGCATTCCTTGATTCTTATGATGCAGGAGAAGCACCATTTGTTGCTGAACATACTCATTCTGTTCCTGTGTATGAACGAAATCATAATTGTAATGTTATCCTTAAGTCCACACACCCTGGCCCAGCAAGCGTTCGTTCTTTGACTTGGGAGGGTGACTATACCCAAATGTTCCACCGACGTGTCTAAGTACATTCACAAGCTTACACCGCAGGTTGCCTATGAGGTAGCCTGCAACCTTTTACCAGAAGATCGTAAAGAGGTTGAGGAAGGTCATGGACATGATCCAAAAATCATCCTGCCTATAGGTGCTAAAACACACAACGCTGTTTACTTTAATGTACCTAATGGAGATCTTGCTGGCTGTGCAGGGGTAAACAAACAAGGCGCTATTTGGATGCTTTGTACTCCTGCCATTCATAAATATCCAATTACTTTCGCCAGAGAAGCGAAACGCTATGTAGAAGGTAGATCAGAAAAACTTCTCTGGAACATAGTTGACAAGCGAAACACCACCCATCTAAAGCTTCTCAAATTCTTAGGTTTTAAGTTCTTACGCGAGTTAGAGCATGGACCTAACAAACTAACCTTTATAGAATTTTGCCGTGTGCGCTGAACCCGTAACTATGTTGATGGGGGCAAGCCAAATGGTTGGGGCCATTGCAGGTCATAACAACCAGGTTGCTCAAGTTGACGCTCAAAACAAAAACATTTTATCAGGATATAACCAACGAAAAGCAGCATACGAGAAAAGCAATCTAGATAGGGTTGGTTTGTATGCAGCTAAACTGATTGACGTAGACATCGGTCAAGACGAAGCCGCACTGTCTGCTAGAAAAGCGGAGTCACAAGTTGATTTAGAAGAAGACATGGCGCTTCGTGCTATTCTGGCACAAGACGAAGAACTGCAACTAAAACAAATGCAGGCTATGAACTTTGCTAACGAAGGCGGTAGAGCTAGGAGCTACGGTGTTAACCAGGCTCGTTTAGCTAGCCGTCAACGTGGTAAGCTAGATGCAGCCGCTGATGAGTTAGCTATCCAATCATACATTAACAAGCGACAAGCCCGCCTGAAGGGCGACAAAGCCCGCTTAGATCTTTATCGTAGTGTCAACCAAGGTGCTGGTGTTGCTGGTCCTGCTCCAGAAGTACCTGAGTACCTAGATTATCCTAGCCCTGTTGGTGCTATTGCTGGTGTAGCTATGGGTGCACTGTCTGTTGCTGCTGGTGCTGGTGCATTTAGTAATCTTGGCAGCGGAGCCGGAACCGGAGCCAGTGAAATCATAAACCCAGGAGTGTCTAACATTAACGCAAATAACATCGTTACCCCACAAGGTTTGACTAACTATGTACCGAGTACTTTCACATGAGTTACGCACAACAATTTTCAGACCAAACACAATCTTATAATGCTGGTCTGAACTCTTACTTTGCAAGCGTACAGGCTAATTATGAAACTGAAGTAGCTAACGCTGGACGTGTTGGTGATGACTTAACGGCTTTTGCTGAACTAGGTCAAACAGTAGCAGGTAAGCTTGAAGAACGTAAGAACTATCTAATCAAACAATCAAAACTTAAATACTATAACGCTGCACGTGAATTGGTAGCTACTGGTCAGTTTGATCTTCCTAGTGGTGAATCACCAGAAGAAAAAGCAGAATTTAACACCCGCATTGATCAGGCTATAAAAGCACGTCAAGAAGGACGCTCTGTTGAGTTTGGACACAAACTACTAAACATTGGTAAACATGACCGTCGTCATTTTCAACAAGGACTTATTGCTGATGTTGCTGCTCAGCAAGATACCATTATGAGGCAAATCATCAAAGATGAAAAACTTCCTACTGGAACTGAACGTGAATTAGCTGGCAGCATGTCCACTGCTTTTACTAAGTTTATGGACCAAAACCTCATGAACTTTGATGAGCGTGTTGTTTTTTCAGCTATGCCTAACTTTAGCAAAACTATGCAAAAAGTTAAGCAAAGCTACACCTCTGCTAATAATATTCGTAACTCAGAATTTACGTTACAACGTACTAAAGCTGAGTTTGGGCTTGGTATAACTGACTACGGTCAGGCATTAAAACTGCTACAGACAGTGGTCAACCCTAAAAACGGTAAGCCTTACACAAGTGCTGACGCAAATAAAATTATGGTTGACCACCTAAAAAACTTGGCAGGTCAAGGTGCTTTGTCTCGTGAGGTTGAAAATAGGTATTTTAGCACTAAGCCTGAATGGAGTCCCGACAGAACTTTGGCAGAGCTAAAGCCTGAGTTGTACAATGAGATACAAGCTCTTAAGATTAAATATCAATCTGAAAAAGCCGACACTGTTACTAAGCAAGCTGCACGTCAAGCAAGGGCTGATGCTGATGCAGTTATGGGTGAGTATTATAGCAAGCTTGAGGCAGGAGAACGTCCTACTGACGCTTGGCAAGAACTACAACTTGACAAATGGCGAGAAAAGCATGTTGGTCAAAACGAAGACTGGCTTGCTACTTTGATTACTCAAGAGGAGTTTACACAGCTTGAGAAGTTTGAGAACGCTGAAGGCATTGCTGAACGCGATGGTTATATTATTGATACACATCCTGATTTAAAAGGATTAACTACAAACCAACGTAACAACTTAAGTCCGTTCATTAAAAGCGAAACTGAAGTAAAAGCAATCGAAAAAGAGAGAAAATTTGCTGAACAACGTATTGATGCTGTAATTAAAACTATTCCTAGCAGTTACGGTACTCAAACAAAAGAGTTTACTGATCAAGGTATTGTTCTTAAACAAAACGCTTTGCGTAGGCTGGACGAGCTGGTTGCAACAAAAGTTGGTCAAGGCCAAACATATCAAGATGCTATCCAAAATTCTGCACAAGAACTTGTTGACAGTATATTTACTCTTGACGATAAAGGCAGAAAAGTTCCTAACCCTGAGTTTGATACCTACAAAGACAACAGGGTCAATACATCAGATTTTAGGCAAAACCTTTTCACACTTGGTAATGCTATAAGAGACACCCCGTTAGACGCTTTAACGTCTGGTCAATATAAAGTACCACAAGATTTAGCTACGCATCTAGAACGACAAGCTAAAGGTTTGGAAAAAGAAGATCATCCTCTTGTTAAGTCTTTAGCTGAGCTTAATCCTAGAATGTCTAGGCAAGATGTCAAACGTTGGATGCATAAAAACCTTAGTACTCCCTACAAACCACAACCTCTTGATGAAGCGATGGAACAGATGTCGTATGCTAACCCTGCATTACGTGACGTTTATACAGGAAGCCCTGCTGCAATTACTCGAATGCAGATTGGAAGTGGTAATACAATGCTGACTTTTAATCACCCTGAAACTGTGCATCCTGCTTTACGTGCTAGTGCGGAAGACCCTTACTACCATGCTATCGGTATAAACGAAGGCAACCTAGATCAAGCAGGACGTCCTACCGTAAATTATGGTGGACATCTAGATCCTGGTGACAACGCTCAAAACTTTGGTATTTTTAGTGCATCTAACTCTAGGCAGTCATCTCAATTTAAGACTCCACAAGAAGCAGATGCATATCACAAAGCCCGTTTAGAAACAGTTAGACAACAATATCGTCCTATATTGGCAAGCTACGGTGTACCAATAACTACTGACGATTATCATTTGTTTATGTTTAACGTTTTGGATTTGCACATTCAAGCTCCCGCTGCTGTTCCTGATTTTGTACGTAGTTTAAAAACTGTTATTGGTCTTGGATTACGTGATGAAGAGCTAGTTGAAGCGGTAGGCTATCAACGTGCTAGATCTTATATTAATCCAAGAACAGGTAAACTTGAAACGTCTTTCAAAAGTTTTGAGGACTTACAACGCGACCAAACAGATCGGGCTGGTACTATCCTATCAGGACAAAGAGGTGTGAAAACACGAGGTACTTATTCACTTTAATTAAACTATGGAACAAGATTACTCTACGGAGGATATTGTCGAAGCACGTCTAAACCAAATAGGCGAACACTTAAACACAGAAAGACAAGCTGATGAAGTAGCTGTTGAAGATCTACCAGACTTACCTCAAGTAGAGCCTGCTCTTGAGCCACCAGAAGACGTTAAAGTTCGAGGTGCTGAAATTGCTCCTCCAGAAAACTATCAACCTGGTGATGTTCCTTATCATTTGATTGGTGTTGAACCACCTGATAAAAATGACGTAGGACGTCAGTTGGTAGAGTCTTTAGACAAACCAGCAGAAGAGTACGGTCTAAAAGAAAACATTCTTGAAGGTTCAATGGCTCTTGTACAGGGTCATCTTACTGGACTACGGTCCTTAACGACGGTTACAGAACGTTTTCAAGACATGTTGGCCGGCGAAAACGTTGGCGGTAAAGAATATACTCCTGAATGGGATCCTTTACAAAATATTAGTAGTCCTATTTTAAAAAGCAAATGGGCACCTGTTCTTGAAAACATTTCTCACTATAGCACTATTGGTGCACCACTAGCTGCAGCGGGTTTAGGTGCTTTAGGAGTGGCTGGTTTATCTGCAGCTTTATCAGATAAATCTCAGCAATCTGAGACTGATCCTATGAGTGCATTTCAAACACTTATGCCTTTTCTTAACGATATCCCGTTGATTAGAGACTTAGATGTAGAAGATGTTGATCATCCGTTGCTAAAAACAGCTAAGCACACATTACAAGAAATGGGTCTTGCTAAAGCTTTTGATTTTGCTTTACAAGCGTTGTTTCCTGGTAATCCTAAGTTTAAACAGATTGCTGATGCAGAGACTGCTAATGTAGATCGTCAGATTGGTGAGATGGCTATTGAACAGGTACGTGTACGAGATTTAGGTCCTACACCACCTGGTCAACTTACTGGTCAAGGTGATGTTCCTAGATTGCCTCCTGCAGAATTTCAAGGTTATGCTAACAAACCTGTTGCTGAATTGCACCAAGGCAATGCATCTCCTACAGGCAAGCCTAGTAATGTGCTAGACCAGCTTAATCGTATTGACAAAGAAAATATTAGTAACGGCACTACTGATCCTATTTTTACCCGTGCTCAAACACGACGCATGGCTAACGAAAACGGGATGGGTGCTGATGAAATGCGAGACATTGCTCAAGACCTTATGTCTAGTGAGCGTTATGCTGATCTTGTAGAAGAAGCTGTAACAGCACGTAAAACTGTGTCTGAAGTTTTTGAGCCTTCTTACAGAAGGTTTCAACAGATCATTGGACACGATGCAATGAAGTTGTCTCCAGAAGAATACTACAAACCTATCTTGGATGACTTGCCGATGCAAACTGGTGAAGGCCCTGCTACTGGTAACATTGCTGCTTTTTCTAGCGAAAACGTTGTAGTTACCGACCTGGTAGTCAGTCACCTACTGAAACAAGCACAGACTCAAGCTAAAGCTGCTCGTGAAATCATGGAGTACGCTGACATTTGGGCTATCGACGGTCCGATGACTGGAGTGCGTGACAACCTTGTATTTGGCTTAGGACAAGCACGACGTGCTCGTAAACTTGCATCTTACAATCTTTCCAAGTTACGCCAAAAAGGTGGTCCACTTAAATTTAACTCTCCTGATCTTACCCCTGAAGAGTTTGCTAGAAACCTTGATGAAGATTTTGCAAGCACACGTGCAAATATTGATTTTTTCTTTCAAGTTGTAGAAGAGATTGGTGATCCAGATCTTAACAAAACTATTGTTGACATTTTTTCTTCTGCAGAAAACACCCGCAACTGGCTTGATCTTGAAGCCTACATGCGTAAAAAAGTACGCGGTGGTGAGTTTGTAGTATCTACTAAAGGAGATCTACGTACAAAATCAGGTGCTTTGATTCGTGAAATGCAGGGCGTGTGGATGAATAGTGCACTAAACAGTCCTAAGACCCCTCAACGTGCTATGATTGGTACGGCTGAACTTACGTTTTTCCGTGCTCTTAGCCGTATGATGGGTGCTCATGCCCGTAAACTTGTAGGCGCTGGTGATGAAGCAGGTTTCGATGCTATTGAAGCTACCGCTGAGTTTGCAGCATTTTTTGAAGCATTACCTGATGCTTGGAAAATTTTTTCTTCTCGTACTAAACAAAACTTTAGTAAAGGTGGTTCTTACAGCAGCCGATTCCAGCGTTATAACAAAGATGAATTTAACTGGGATTGGGCAGATAAATTCTATAGCCAACGTGGCAGTAAAGCTGATAAAGCTTGGTACCGAACTGCTAAAGCGTTTAGATTTTTTAACTCATCCACTAACCCCTTTGCACTTGCATCGTCTTATGCACCCCGTATAATGGGACCAATGGATGAAGGCTGGACATTTGTTGCTGCTAAAATGCGCTCAAAAGGTTTAGCATATCGCAATGCTTTAGAAGAACAAGCACGTGGTAATTTGGCTGAAATTACACCTGAAATCATGAAACGTGCTGATGAATTATATTTTAATAATTTACTTGATGCTGAGGGTAACATTGATATATTTAAAGATCCTTATCTTGCTAAACGTGTTCAAGAAAACACTCTTACAACACCACTAGAAGGTATCCCAAAAGGGTTACAATCGTTCATGAATAGTCACCCTATTCTTGGCCGAATGATGGCCTTTGCTACCCCTGGATTTAACGATATTAAAATTAACTTAGATAACATTCCTCTTACTGGTGCTGCCTTTGGTGAGCAAAAAGCTATCCTTAAAGCTACAGCAGAAAATTGGCAAGAAACAGTAGGACGTTACGGTATTAAAAACCTTGGAGATTTGGAAGCTGCAAAAAGCGATGTAGTGGGCCGTCAAATTATTGGTACTATGGTTGCCATGAAATATGCTCATGATTATCTGCAAGGAAGAGCATCTGGTGGGGGTGACATCGACCCAGCTCAAGAACGTGCTTTAAGAGCAGCGGGTGCAAGAACAGATCAAATAAAAATAGGTCCTGTCGGTGTTCCTATTAGTTTAATACAAACTCATCATCTTATGCTTAGATTGATGTCTGTTATAGGTGATAATGCACACAAGATGGGCACTGAGTGGGTTGATGGTGCACATGTTAAACTTACTGCTGCATTGGCTGATGTTATTACCAGCAGTTCTATGTTAACCCAATTAAATGACCTAATTGATCTTGTTACTTTCCAACCTGATGCTAGTGTTGGGCGTGTTGTTGCAAGTCAAATAAATACTCAAATACCTTACGGTGGGATGCGAAATGATCTTGGAAACGCTTTAAATCCTTATTTAAAAGAAATTAACGCAGACCTTGTATCCTCTATCCTTAACCGTAACAAATTTTTTGGAAGTGTTGGGGAAAACAACCCGTTTGAATTACCTGACAAAACAAACATTCTTAACGGTAATAAACTTAACCAACAACCACCATTTATCCAATTTTTTAATGCTGTATCTGCTGTACCTCTAGATCTTAGTAGTGACTCTAAAGCTTTAGATTTGTTGTTAGATTCTAATTACAACATGCGTACGTTGACCTTTACTTCTCCTGATGGTATTTCTTTACAAGATAATCCTGACATTAGAGCTGCATTTCAAAAAGCTATTGGTGATTGGAGAGGCAGTACATTAGGTGAGAGTGGAAAGAGCATTGAAGAAATATTAAACATGTATGCTGAACGGGAAGAAGTACAAAATTCTATTCGCATGATGAAAACAGAAGTTGGTTATCAAACTAAATTTAGTGCTGTGTTTGGTGATGAAGAAGCTCAACAATTACTTAAACGTGACCCTATGAAGTACACTCACAACAAACTTATTCACAGTTTGTTTAACCGTGCTCGTAACGAAGCTTGGCAAAGCCTAGGAGACCGTGAAGATGTACAACAACTAGAGGCTGAAGAGCAAGACCTTAGAGCAGCAGAATACCAAATGGGATTACTCCAACCCGTCCTTGAACTTAACAATCCATGACTATTAGAACTCCAAACAACTCTTACTATGTAAGCGGTGCTTCGGGCGGGCAGAACCACACACTCCCGTTTGGTGCGGACCGCTTTGAAGACGACGACCTTTTTGTGTATGTATGGAATGCAGGCACAGAAACTTGGGACAAAAAGACAGTAACAACCCATTACACTGTCAGCTCAACACAGGTATCATTTACTTCTAGCCACATCCCTAGCACGCGGGTCATTGTACTACGTAAAACTGATGTAGACGAAGATCATCCTAAATCTGATTTTGTAGCAGGTGCATCCATCAAAGCACAAGATCTCGACAACAACCAGATCCAAGCATTACGTGGTATTAAAGAACTTCGTGATCAAAAGTTGTCGGCAGTTCCATCTATTGCGGAAGACGGTACGCCGTCAAACCCTAAGATGTATGCCAATCTTGACATGAATGGCTATAAGGTTATTAACCAACCTGCCGGCTATATCACATCAACTGACATTCTTGATGGCACCATTGTTACAGCAGATTTAGCAAATAGTTCTGTTACTGCTAATAAACTAGCTTCAGACTCTGTTACAACAGCAAAGATTGCAGCCGATGCTGTCAATGGTACAAAGATCGCTGACAACAGCATTAACTCTGAGCACTACGTTGATGGTTCTATCGACACTGCTCATATTGCTGATGCACAAGTCACGACAGCCAAGATTGCTGATGATGCTGTTACTCCTGCCAAACTTGCAGACACGGCTGTAACTGCTGGTAGCTACACAGCTACTGACATTACTGTTGATGCACAAGGCCGGATTACTGCTGCATCTAATGGTGCCATTGGTACTTCTGAAATTACTGATGCTGCTGTTACTACAGCAAAGATCGCTGATGCAAACGTCACTACAGCAAAGATTGCAGACAGTGCAATCACTAATGCAAAACTAGCTGATGCTGAACTGGTAGAGCTTGCCACCATGGGTGGTAACACTGCTTCTGCTTTAGCTGACCTTACACAAGCTGAAGTACAAATCCTTGATGGTGCAACGGTTACCACTGCTGAGCTAAACACGCTTGATGGTGTCACCGCTACTGCTACAGAGATTAACCAGCTTGATGGCAACACACTGAAAGCCTCAAGTACTGACTTC